GGCAAGGAGAACATAAGATGGGTTTTTTAAATGCTTCATTTATAGCTGGTGCTGCTGAACGTGCTTCTGAAATCATGCAGGAAGAGCGTGAGAACGCACAGAAAATTGCAGAACAGTCTATGAAATTTTGGACTGAAACTGGTATTGAAAAATACAAAGAAAGAAAAGCAAAGAGAAAAACATTACGTACCCAATTTAATACACTGACTCAGGAAGGGTTTACTCCTGACCAAATAGATGTTATTGCAAGAGAAAATAAAACAGAGGCTGTTCTAGGTCATATAGACGCTTTAAAAAGAAGTGAGATAAAAGTTAAACCTGCGGAAATTGTGTCTATGACAGGAGACTACAAAGATACTGGCAGAACAACCGACCAAATTCTTGATGGATTTATGGGTAAGGTTAATAAAGGCATGTCTATGGGAGATGCAATAGCAGATTTAGGTGGAGAAAAAACAGGTTTCTTGGGTCAGAATTTAGGTAAGGTAGCACAGAAACGTGCTGATGCTATTGCTGCTGGTTTTGGTTATGATGTAGATACATTACGTGCATTGGCTACTGACGATATAACTATTGAGGATGCAATGGTTACAGGTAGGATTAATTTGGTTGACCCTGTAGCCGCAGCACAAGCACGTAAAAATATATCTGGTGGCGATTTAACGTCTACTGAAGAAAGAATGTTTAGAGACCAAGCACTGTTAGGTCTTGGTATCGAGGATGTATTTGATAAGGGTACAGGCACAGTAAGAACTGTAGGCGGAACAGCAGCAGACAAACAAGCTGCCAACAGAATACAATTAGAGTCCGTTCGCCATTACAATAGTCTTGTTGCAGGTTCAGAAGAACAGCCGCCTATGTCTTCTGCAGATGCGCGTATAGCTACGCTAGATTTTGTGGCGAGACAGGTTGAGCAATATCAATCAGAGAAAGCAGGTAGTAAAGAACCCGGTGTAGTTGGGGGTGCAGATTTAGATTATTCTGGTGTATCTATGGCAGAACTTCCGTCTAGGATTAGTAACTCTCTTCAAGGACTTGACTTGGGCAGTTCAGAAGCACAGGCTGTTATAAATCGCGCACAAAGAGAACTAGAAAAAAGATACATGGAGCAAGGTTCTTCTAATGCCAAACAAGATGCAGAAGAAGCTATCCAGCAAATTATAAACTCTCTATCTTAGATTGGGTTTTATGCATGTTAAAGTCATACAATCACATAGATGAGTTAGACAAAGCTACTCTAACGGATGATGATGAGTTTTTGGAAGATGCCGCTGCCTTTCTGCGGGAACGGGGTGGCTACGATAAACCTATGTCTTCTGGTCAAATCTTTGATAACTTCATGGAACACATGAGGTTTCAAGACAGTAATGAGATTACCGCATTAAGAGACCTTGAGTACGCACAAAGTGCTAACCTAGAAGGTAAGCAAAGATTTGGTAGGCTGATGGATGCCTACGATAAAGTAGATGATGTATCATGGCGCATGGTAGGCGATTATGCAGAAGCAGTTGCTCGTGCGCCATCTACGTATTTGGGTCTTATTTCAGGTGGAACAGGTAAGGCTGCTTCCGTAGCCGCTACACAGGCAGCAAAGCTAGGTATTCGCAAAGTATTAAATGGCGCAATTAAACAAGCAGGTAAAGCCGCAGTTGTAGAAGGGGCTATTGGCTTGGGTCAAGGCGCAGTACAAGGTGCTACTCGTGTAGAAGCTGGCATGAAGGATGAGTCTATTCTTGCCAGAAGTTTGACTACAGGTGTCGCTAGTGCTGCTGGCGGTGGTCTACTTAACTTCGGTGTGGGCGCACTAGGTGGTATAGGTAAAGTAGGTAAGCTAGATGTGGGTAAAGCTGTACCTCTTAGTCAAAGACAGGCGGATGCGGCAGCAGAGTTACGTGCAAAAGCTGACTTAGCTTCCGCTGAGATTGCAAAAAAAGCTGCAGAAAAAACTAAGACAGTATTAAAAGAGGCAGGTGCTGACAAGGTATCTAAAGTAAAAGGTGTACTTAACGCACTAGACGCTGACGATGTTGCTGCGGGTAGAAAACTAAAGATGGGTTTGAGTAAGAGTGATAGTCTTACTGCCGCATTAGGTCCAGAGGTTGTTGATAATATTGCAGCCGCAGCTATAAGTGTTTCAGATAAGTTACAACTAAAAGAAGGTGATAGAATTACCACAGGTATATTCAACCTTATTAGAGACGGTAATCTAGATGAAGTAAAAGTTGTAAATGATATACTAAAAGAACATAACATAACAATAGACCAATTTTCTCTTATGTATGTGTCAGAGTTATCTGATGCAGGTAAGAAACTAAACACACAGTCTCAAATAAAAAGACTGTTAAAAGATATTGATGAACTTCATCAGGCCGGTATGACAGCATACACAGCTAAAGATGCAAAAGATATTGTTGAAAAAGGTGTAGACGCTACCGCCACACAGAATATATTAAATAAAGCCAGAGACTTAGATAAACTAGGCATTGGTTTAATGACTGCACAGCCAGCCACCACTATGCGTAACAACATAGGCGGTGGCTTTCGTATGGCTGTTGATGCAACAGTACGTACAATGGACAACGTAATACACAAAGGCGTTTGGTCTACCATGTCAGACGCACAGAAAAAACTTAGCGTGGAAGACAGTCTTACTCAGCAGTATGGTAGAGCAGAAGCACAAAACATAATGCGTTCTGCGGAGACTAATCCCCAAATACTAGAAGACTTGTACAGCAAGTATGCTCGTGGTTCTCAGGGTATTTTTAGTGGCACAGGAGATGTAGCTAAGTATGTGTTTAATCCATACGAAGGTAAGGTAGTTAGAAATCTTTTTGAAGAGTCATTTCCCGAAGAGGGTGAGAGATTATTTCGTCAAGCTGCAGATATTGAATCACGCAAAGGTGAATCTGCATTTGCTAAAGTAGGTAGAAAAGTAAACATACTGAATACTATGTCAGATAATATGTTTAAACAAGGGGTATTAGCTGCATCTATCTCTCGTTCTTTAAAAGACAAAGGTTTAAACCTAAATGAAATAATAGAACAGGGAAAGTTCAATCAGATACCACAAGAAGTATTTGAGAAGGCAGTCAAGGATGCTTACGAATTTTCTTATCAATCTAACTTCCGGGGTGAGAGTGGGCTATTTGCTGGCATTGCAAAGTATGGTGTAAAAGCACAAGAGAAAGCACCTTTTATTGTGTCAGCCTTTATGCCATTTCCTAGATTTGTGGCAAACCAATTAAAGTTTCAGTATGAACACATGCCTGTTATTGGCTTACTTGATACCGTTGGCAGCAAGACAAAGTTTATGGAACGTCTGCCAAAACAATTAGCGGGTACTTCAGCTTTAACTGCTGCATATATGTGGCGAGTTGAACAAGGGCCAGAGGCTGAGTGGTTTGAGATAAAGAGAGATGGTGACAAATACATTAATGGTAAAGCTATATACGGTCCTATTGCTCCATTTATGGTAGTTGCTGATATGATATATAGAACACAGAATGGAACGCTACCACCTAGTATAAGTAAGTACTACGGCAGAGCAGTGATAGAAGCTACGCTTGGCTCTACCTTTAGAACAGGTTTAGGTCTTGCTGGCATAGAATCTTTGTTTAATGGTAATATATCTAATCTTGCAGTTGATGATTTCTCAGAAGCATTGGGTACATTCTTAGGCAGACACACTATACCTGCTGGCGTAGCCAAAGATTTATATAGCCAGTTTGACCCTCAGTCTAAACTTGTTCCAGCCACAAGAACAGGAGAAGAGAACTGGTTTGATTACTTGTACAAAGCAACAACAAGAAATCTTCCTGATGTACCGTTGGCTTCGTGGACAGGTCTAAAGACAATGGACTATGACACACCTGCTGTAAGTCCTTTTATGACAGGTCCACTTACTGCAGTAAGCCCAATAGAAAAGCAACTGTTTGGTGCTACTGTAACTAAAAAAAGCCCATTGATGAGAGAGATGTCTAGGCTTGGATTAGTTTACCCAGATTTGTACGCAAAAGATTCTGATGATAAAATAGATTTTTATACAAGACAAGAGTTGTCAAGGGCTGGTGGCGCACAAAATATGAATGAGGTTCTTACGAAGATAGTGCAGTCAAACGAATATCGTAGAGCGTCTCAAGCAGAACAGATAAAGTTTTTAAAAAGCACCTCAACTTCTCTCAGAGAAAGTGCAAAGAAGGTAGCCAAAGGTAGACTTAAATCAGAAGCAGCAAGAAGGGGAGACCCTTTTAGTAGAGTTGAAATAGCTGATTGGGATAAAATTCCTAAAGGTGATAAGGCAATCATTAACCAGTACTATCAAGAAGAGTTTGGAACAGGTAACAGTATTGCGGAAGATAAAGACTTGTTCATATATCAAGGTGATAAAAAGATAAATGTTCTTACGTGGGCATTGTCTGTTGCACCTAATATAAGAAGTTTAGATATATCTAAGGCTAGATAAATGAACACCACTACCAAAAATACATATGCTGCACTTGAAGAAGCAGACAGAAATAGTGATAAAAAGTTCTTGCAGATGCGTCAGGCTGAACCACAGACACTGCAGGAAACATTAGCTGACTTACCAATGGTAGGTGAAACCATAGCTGACTTTACACCTGTAGTTGGAGACATCAAAGCTGCCACTGAACTGCCAGAAGATATGCGTATGGCACGTGACCTAATAGAACAAGGTTACGAAGAAGGTGACATCGTTGACATGGGCTTGGGCGGTGGTCTTGCTGCATTATCCGTTGCAGGTTTTATACCAGCAGGTGGTGCAGTAGCTGATGTATTAAAGAAGGGTGTAAAAGAAACTGCAAAAGAGAGACTAGGTAAGCAGACACAAGATGCGCTGATTACACCTAAACGTGCAGAGCAGTTAGAGAGAGCAAAAGAATTACCAGCATCAGAAAGAAGAGCGTTCCTAGAGCAAGCTAACAGACCTACGCCTAAAGTGTTTCATGGTGCAAAGACTATGAGTCTTCCACGTGAAGAAATTATGCTGCGTTATCAAAAACTCCGCACACAATACAATAACCAATATCTAAAAGACCCCATAAGAAAAGTATTTTCAGACAAAGAGTCTGGTTTGATAACGTCACGTGGAATTTCTGCTGACGATTTTGTAAGCAAAGCCCAGCCCGGTAACATACAGATACCTGTGGGAACAATGGATGGTGAGGTAGATACCATACCCCTTATGTTTAAAAAAGAAGGGGATAAACTAAATGCATATGCTGTTGACACAGACACGATGCAGGTGCTAGACGAAGATAATCCTATTTCTTCTATGGATATACTAGATGGTAAAGTAAATTATGACGAAGTAGAAGAGGAACTTCTTGGTACATCTGTGCAACTTTCTGCTACATCAGACATGCTGGGCGAGAAGCGCATAGATATAGTAGAGCGTGAAGGCTTTCAACCATATGATGCATTTAAGTCTGAGGTTGGAATGGCTGGAAGAACTGGTGGAGAACATTCCGAACTAAAAAAGAAAATGCTATCAACCTCTCGTGACCCGTTAGTAGCTATGAAGCCCAGCTTTGGCGGTATGGACACAGGCAATGTTGTATATGCTGACTTGCCGCCAGAATTGACAAGAGACATGACCCCTATGGAATACAAGCGGGGTGCTGGTCAAATAATAGATGATGAAGGTAAGACAGTAAGAGAGTTACCTGAGTTGGAAGAAGGGCAGATAGGTTATAGATTACCTAAGAGCATACACCTAGAGGCTGAAGAAGCTATCGCCATGCCAGAAAACCTAGATGTCAAGGCTCTTGAAAAGAATCCTGAGTTAGCTGCAAAGGTACAACGTGGTCAGGACATGGTAAATAACATCATGGGTAAAGCCGATAGGGTTTTAACTGACGTACAATATCCTAAATCTCCTGCCGGAAAGAGACAGATATATAACAGGGTAAAAGAAACTTTGAAAAATCTACAGTCGCTTGGTCAGTACACAGAGCAGTATGGCGCACGTGGTACATATGATGACCTGCTTGAGGGGCTATTAGATGACAACGACTATAGCGACCTCAACGAAGTCTTATTCCGTATGCCTGAATTAAGGCAGGGTGATACTGAGATGGCAAAAAACATGTCAGGTCTAACTGAAGTAATGAAAAGAATAAAACAGCAAAGTATGCAAGGTTCTACAGGCAAAGGCAAGAGACAACTTCGTAATGTGCCAGACGAACTGATACGCAAGGTTGTGTACGGTGGTGGTGGTGAGAAGGTCACAGAGAAACAGAGAAAGCTGTTAGGTGACTCTGGTGTGAATGTATACTTCGATGGTACAGTTGACTTATCTGAATTAGGATACAATGACCTAAAGAAAATACTATTGATAGGAACTCAGAAGTTTAATAGGGGTGGTCTAGCCTCACGTAAATAAACAAAGGGGGCAATTAAGCCCCCTCTTTTTGTAGCCATAACAATATATCTCCCGGTCCTGTTCGTATGCAATCACATACAGTGTTAATGACAGCCATGCTAAACATATAACCAAACCACATGGCTATCACTCCAAGTAACAAGTACATTATTACCCTACCTATTATCTCCATCACCCCCAAGTGTGCCTCGCTTACTTCGTCCTGACAGTTTAGAGTAATTCTCAGAAGCAATATCAGAAAGATTGTAACCCAAGTCATGTGCCAAAGCTGCACAATACCATAAGACATCGCCAATCTCCGCTGCTATTTCAATCTTTTTTATTTCAAATGACTCTTTATCTGCCCCATCCCTAATGAACTTCTTTACCTTGTTAGCAACCTCACCTGCCTCACCTGCCAAACCAAGCGCAGGATAAAGTATCCTGTGCGTGGCTGGGTAAATAGCAAACTTGACTGACTTTCGTTGGTAGTCATTGAACTCCATGTCTTTGTATTTTTCCTTTATCCAATCTTTAGCTTGCTGTTCTAAATCCATCGAACAAATCCTTTGTTTGGCTAGATGTTATCTTAAACCATTCATTGTTTCGTTCCGTTGATTTACTCTCAAACAATCTGTGCATCTTTCTTTCTGCTTCATGTCGATTGTCTGTCTTGATTTTAGTAATCACAAAGTAATCACGAAACGGTGATGATGTCTGGTATCCATTCAGTCTATCGTCAGCATCAACAGCCTTACCAATCTTGACCCACTCAGGCCATGCTTTATTTCCGATTGCGTAGACCTCACCCTCATTGACAGACTCAATCTTATTGTGTGACCAAGCATCGTCTAATGATTTGTATCTACCGGGTTTGTGTAGAGGATGCGTTTTAGGAATGTACTTACCGTTTACAAACATCCTGTTCTTATTCTTAGCAGCATGTGTAGATACACGTTGACGGTATCCACTAGGGCTGTAGTACCAAGTATCTCCATCCTCTTTAACTGGAACTTTATTTGTGTAACTATCTACATCTACTCTACTCTTCTTCAGTGCGTTCAACATTATCCTCTCCTTTCTTCTGCATAAAAAACTTAGTCAGCATTTCTAACTTATCATGATAGTCAGCTATGTGACCCAACTCAATTTCAATTGCTTCCTGTATATCTTGATGTTCACCAATACCAGCAGGATTATTTAACAACACTTCTATATTAGCAATGTGTTTATTGATATGTCCAGCAAAATGTGAACGTGCTGCATCAATCAGTACTTGTCTCAAGTTCATTTTCTTTCTCCTTCTCTTTCAATTTAATCCACTCTTGATAACACGGGTGGCTTTGGGGTGGGTCATATTGTATCCACCCCTCTGCCTGTTTCCATACCAACTTGCTCACTTCTTCTTGAACCTATGTTTAAAGAACACTACTAAGTTTAGTGTAGTGTTTACTGTAATCATAACGAGTATCCACCACTGCCACCACAGTAAGTCTAATCCACTACACTCTATCATTATGCTGCGGTTAAGTCAACAACTTCACAGACACCTGCTGTACAAGCTAACTCCCTACCACCTGATGTAGTGTCTTCCTTCTCAAACTCTTGCAAAGCTGACCAATCAATTGATGTAGGCATCTGTGCTTTCATCTCTTCGTATTCCTCTTCTGTACAATCCTGATATGGTGCTTGCTTATATGTATGCTCACTGAATGGTAAGAAGCTGATGCCTGACACTTCATCAAAGTGTTCGTACACCCATGAGCCTACGTCCATCCACTCATCCTCTTTCACAGAGATAGTGACAGATGGTTTGTGTTCACACCAATGACGCTGGTACGCAAGCCACAACTCAAGCTGCTCAATGGCAGACATGTCATTACGTGTTACCGCACTAGAGGGTGACTGCATTGGAAAGCTGAACACTGTAGTGCTATCTGGCTTCATCACATCTGGCTCTGATGGAATACCCTGTGCAATCATGAACTGTGTCAACGGGTCTTTGTTATCACCACGAACAGTACGAATGTAGTATGGATTGTGACGAGCATGAATACCTGATGCACTGTCCACTAACTGTGACACTGTGCCTGATGGCTTGACGCAAGTAATAGCTGCTGACTGTGGGATACCAAGTCGCTCTGCCATTGTTGCATTAGAAACCACTGCTACTTCCTTTAGCGATTCAAGCAGTCCAGATATATTCTTACCTCTTTCGCTGGACTTACCAGACATTAAAAGATTATCCATTATACCTGTCAGAGACACACCAAGCAGACGTTCTTCCTCTGTATTCTTCTTCCAAATGCTACGCAGATATTTAAAGTCAGTCAGAGTAGATTGGAATGTACCCAAGATTGTAGCCAAGCGTACCTTTTCTGTTAGTGTTTCAGGTGTATCTGCTTCACGTACAACTACCTCAGATAAGTTACAGAACTGATAAGGACGTAATATAATTTCACTACAAGGGTTACATCCGAAATCTTGTTCCGCATCCCTACGTCCATTCTTAGCTGCTTGCTTCTGTGCAGACTGACGGTTGAAGATGCCACGTTCACCTGACTTACTCTCGTACAGTGACAGCCATTCACGCATGAACGTACCCATCTGCGGCTTCTCTTTGTAGGCAACGCTGTTGTTTGCAAGCGCACGTTGTCCTTCGTTTTCCCACCACATACCTGCTTTAGCATGACTCATCTGGTCATCATTCAGGTTTGATAGGCTAATGAGTGCGCTTCGTCTGACCCCTCCGACAACTACAACCTCACCAATCTTACACATGATATCGTGGCACTCAATGGGGTAGAGCCTACGACCTTTTGCAGCCTTGAACTTATCAATGATAAACTCAAACAGTTCCTCAAGTGGGGCTGGGCCACTGGCTCGACCACCAAATGTCTTGAGCCTTGCACCTGCGGGGCGTACTTCTGATACATCCCACTTGGGAATCTGACCAGCGTACAGCATGGCAATAAGTTCCCTCAGTGATTTGGCCCAGCCCGGACGTGAATCGCCAACCTTAATGACAGTATCTGTTTGATGCATATCTTCGTTGACGATGGGTAGCTTCTCAATGTGATGACGTTCTACTGAGAAGCCTACACCTGTACCGCACATGAGAATGTACATAGTCTCATCAAATGCACGTGGGCTATCCACGGGTACGTATGAGCAGTTGTATCCACCCACATGGCAACGGTCAAGTGCAGGACCAGATGTCATTAAGGCTCTCATGCTTGGCATAATATGCTGGTCAAGTACGGCTGTCTCTAGTTCAGCACGTAACTCATCAGCAAGATTATACTTATGTTTTTCTTTTAGGTGTTTAGTCAGATAATCAAAGTATCGTGAGACTGTTTCACTCCATGTCTCTCTTCTCTGTTCATCTTCTTTCCACCTTGCATAGCGTGATAAGGCTATAAAGTTTTGATAGTCTGTAGGTAAATGATTACTTATCATGGGGTCACTCCTGTATTGTTCTTATGTTTTTAATGTGTATTCCTTCTATGTCATAGAAGTATTCTTGTATGCCTTCTTCAACTTCTTCTGCAACATTTTCATCTGCTGGCACAGGGTAGTCTTCGGGGTCTACATCCATAGTGATAAACATTTTAACTCTTATCATCGTAGTATCCCTCTACCTCTGTAATTAGTTTGTCCAAGTACCAACGTGCTTTCTTCAAGTCTTCAGTACCATTCTTGTAACGATAACGCCATAGGTATTTCATAATGTTTCCTTGCAAATAATATTCAAACCCATCACCTGTAGCTGCTGCTATAGCCTCAATGCATTCAATCTCTGTAGCATTATAGTGAGGTGGCTTATTCACCATGTCAAGTTTATCCACAATTCTCCCTGACGTTTTATCTAATTCTTCCATAATGTTTTTGTAGCTTGTCATCATGCACTCCCTTCTGTCTTGCTAGAAAAATCAATTGTAACCACATTGCCATCTGTTTCAACGACCTTTGGCTTATTTTCTAACTCAACTTCATAGTGCCTGTCAACTGTTTCCATCACATAATTATGAACCAATTCTCTGAAGTCTTCGTTCAACTCCATCACAGGAATTGTTGATGCAAGCATCTTGCAAAAATGCATCACTTGAAAATAGTCTTCATCACCTAGAGGATTATCAGGTTGTGTTATAATAGCAACATCAATCTCACCATTCCATATACCGTCACTGTCTTGTGTTGGTCTAACACGAACAATAAAATCCTCTGGTTCTACTCTATCATACTCTGCTTTGCTCATCATTTTCTCCTTTTCACTTTTGTACCAGAGAACTTGATAAACTCTGGGTGTTTGTTACTTCCCTTCTCCTTTAACCATTCTTCTGGAACGATTCTATTGTAGCACATAAATCCGTACTTATCGCACCACTCTCCATAAGTAGACTTAGCACCCTTACGTAGTTTACGTCTACTGTTTTCAAATACAAACCGTATATCCAACTTGGGATGCTGTTTTTTTATAGCCAGATGCTTGCGTCTATCTGCTGCCGTGAACATCCCTTTTGTTTCTATTATGATACCATTGGGTAACACAAAGTCAGGTGTGTAGGTACGGTAGGCTAGGTCTTCCCACTCTATCTTAATACATTCGTAACCAAAGTCAATCTTTAGTTCCTTCAGATAATCAGATAGCTTGACTTCTAAGCCTGACCTGTACCCATACTTACGTGCTGCTCTAAACTGTTTGAAATTAGGCGGCATCGTATTCCTCTGCTAGTTCTACGTAGTCAACCATCTTAGGTTCTTTTGCCTGTGACTTAACGGCAGGTAGCCGTTTAAGGTTAGGCCAGCAGTCATTCCTGTATGAACAGAAAGAACATGTCTTACTAAGAACTTTGTTTCCCGTTTCCTTTCCTCTGAATGTTTCTACCTCTGGTTCAAAACAACGCTCAAACTTATTGTTGTTTACGTCATCCACTGTGGTTTGTATCTTTGCTATCTCAGCATCAACATCAAGACCACTGGCAGGTACGTACTTGAACTGACCGTTAGCTTTGTTTACTACCCACCAACCACCAGCTTTTTTACCCGATGCTCTTGCATACCCTGCTAGTTGTGCAACGTATCCGAAGGCATCGCTATTTGCCAGAGTAGTGTAGGATTCAAACTTGTTTCTGTATGACCAGTCTGAAGCTGATTTAATATCATCAACTGCATCCCGAATGACAATATCATATGTGCCAGAAATGTTAGCGTTAGGCAAGTCCAGAGTAACCTTTTTATTATCTTCATATGCAACTCCTGATTCTTTTAGTAATCCTTTGAATACAGCCTCAACGATGTCTCCAATCATCATATTCATTACAAATGTTGTAGGCTTTGGTAGTGCAACATCTGGCTTGTTCTTTTCATACCAAAGTTGGCAAGCGGGGCGACCCACGTTAGACATACGTAGTCTGAAGTCACCCCGTTTGCTACCACCAAACTGCCTCTTGAGTGCATCTTTAATGTCGCTTGCTACTTGGTCAATGGTGGTATCAGATATTGTTGTTTTGCCTGATACCGCATCTTCCATGTACTGATGCAATGCAAGTTCAGCAGGATGGTTCATTACGCTACCTCGTCTTCCTCAATCTCAATATCAACGAGACTGTCTACAACATCTACGTCATCGTCATCCATGTCAGAGTTAGCTTTTTCCGCCCATGTATTTGCGATGTACGAATTGTAGTTATCTACCCACGCCATAAAGTCAGCAAACATTGCTTGGTCAGCGTCAGTCAGTTCGATTGTCTTTGAGACATCTAGCGACACTACTGGAAGGTAAAAGGCATTACCGTTAGGTAACTTTCTTTCCTGAGTGTTAGCCGTAATGATGTGCTGTACAGGAAGACGCTGCATTTTTGCAAGTGAGGTAAAACTCTCACCGACAATCTTGAAAGCATCTCGATTGTCAATCTCCCATATAAATGGAACAGCACCAAGGTCAGCAGCATCACCGTTAGCAGTGATAGCTTCTGTCAATTCTACTGTACCAAGTACAACACGAACACGTTTAATCTGCTTGATTAATTCTTGCATCTTCTCTGGCAATGCCTTGAAGTCCTTGATGTAACCAGCAGGTTTGCCACAGTTAAAGCCACCATCATTATCCTTGAGGTCAATGTTCAAGTCATCATTCATCAGTGTCTTTATGTAGCGATTAGGTGCGTCACCCATGCCTCGTACAAAACGCTTGTACATAAACCGTTGCATGAATGGGCGTACTTTAATTGATGAAGCGTAGTAAGTCTCACCATCAGGAATCTCTAGTTTGTATGTACCACCAGAGACAACTTCCATGTTGACCATCTTACCTTTTACTTCCGTCTGCCCCATGACAGGGCTGTGGTTGATACGCAATCGAGCCAAGCTGCTAGACTTCTGCTTTGTGTTGCTGGCTTCTGATGCCATGCCCATAGCTTTAGCCATAGCTGCGTAGTTATTAGTATCAATTGTTGTGAGTTGTGTCATATATTTTACTCCTTATCATAGTTGAAAGTTCGATAGTTATATCAGCTTACATCCTTTGTGTCAAGCCAATTCGGTCCTATTTTTGACTCTAAAAGCAGAGGTACATTGAAGTCAATGCCCCATCTTAATGCAATCAAATTAGGTAACTCCTTGTTTGTATTATTGATTGCCTCAATTACTGCTCTTTCTTCGTCAGGATGTACATCAATAACAATACTGTCATGTACTGTATTGACTATACATGATTTCATATTGGAAAGCAACCCTTCAATATGCATCAATGCAATAGGCACAATATCCGCAGTAGCAAAGGACTGAACTGGATAGTTCTTTATCTGCGTAAAGTGTGATACTCTACCACTTGACTTGCGTACTACATCAGGAAAAGCAAACTCTCTGCCTGATGGTGTGCGTATCATGCCTGTGTTTAAAGCTTCTTTTGCAAGTGTCTTATGCCACGAAGCAACACCCTGATACTTCTCTGTGAAATGCTCATAGTACGCAGCTTCCGCAGGTGTTCTGCCATAGCCAGTTGCTCCGTAGAGGGGTGCGAATGTGTGCGCTTTCGCATCTTGTCTACTCGTCTGCTGACCAGCATCACTAATAACGGAAGCGGTATATGCATGTACATCAAATCCCGTAGATACTTCTTCAATTGCGACTCCATCTTGTGATAGGAAAGCGGCTGCTCGAAACTCTAGCTGTGCAAAGTCAGCTTCAAGTATCTTGCCACCATTCCAACGTGAAACAAATACTTTCTTTACAGGAAACGTACCACCACGTGGCATGTTCTGCATGTTAGGGTCAGCCCCAGAGAGCCTACCAGTTTGTGTGCGATGCTGCAATAAACGAACATGCAACTTACCGTCACTCTTAGTGTGTGTGCGTATGCCCTCAACAAATGAGGATAGGTACGTATCAACGGCACTCAAACGCCTGACCTTAGAAAGAAACTCTGCTGCATCTGTCATGCCCTTTGCCTTGGCTATGTTACCAAGTGTCTCAAGGTTCTGCTTACTTGTGCTAAAACCATTTGCACTAGCCCACTTAGATGATGGCGGCTTGAACTTGAGGCCAGCAATCTCGCTTGTGGGATTGAACAGAAACCCTGCAGTATCACAAGTAGGGCAACGATTAGGTCTTGCATATGGTGTACCATCCTTCTTTGTCTTAGTTATGTATCCTGACCCAGAGCAATCTGTACATTGAACCGCTTTGGTTTTATACAGACGCTCTGTGCCACTGGACAGGAGATTGCGGAAGTCTGTGTCATCCATATAAGGGTCAATCGTATTAGCCCAATACGTTTTATCTTTGACCTTACGTGAATAGATAACCCATGACAACTGCTCTGGACTATTCAGATTGATAGGTGTATCACCCATCATATTACGAACATGCTTTTGCAAATCCTTTATTAACTGTTCTCGTTCTTCTTCATACTCTTGTTTTACACTATCCAATGCATCCTTGTCAACAGTAAATCCTGTCTGATAGATACGTGCTAGTGATACACAAACCTGATTGGTCAGGGTAACTGTATCATATAGTCTACTGTCTGTTGTATTTAGTCTCCACATTAATCTGTTAGATAATTCCTGTGTAGCGTGTATGTCAGCAGACAAGTATTCTGCTAGAGTATCATAATGCATATTATATGTAGTGCCACCTCTATTCAAGTGTTCCTTCAGACTGTCTTGCTTCTGTGTATCTAACTCATATCTTTCTGCACAAGCCTCAAGAGATAGTGGTTTCTTCTGACCACGTTGTAAAACGTACTCAGCCAGCATTGTATCAAACACAGGGCCATCATACTTAAAGCCTGACTCCCACAGCCACAGCAAATCGTGCGCTGCATTGTGCATGATAAGTACAGTTGCTTTGTCTAACCATTCCTGAACAATAGTATGACCATTTGGTGTAGGCTCAACGTCCTGATGGTCAAAGGTAACTATCTTCTCCTCACCTGTATCAGTAAGCATACCGACCATAGTCAGGGAATTGTCTGGTTCAAATGGGTCAAGATGTTTCTTACCATCTCTGTTCTGCCCTACATTTTCTACGTCTAATGTTAATTTCATTATGCTTCATACCTCGCTGTTTTATAATCCAGTTCACAATGTACCACACCATGCCATCCTGTCAACTTATTTTTTACTACGTTGAGGTGACGCTGTGTATCTTCTTCGTCCTGCCCATCGACAACAGGATTCTTGGCAATCAATACCATTAGGTCAGCCTCTGCTGCCTTGCCTGTGCGTGAACCTTCCATCATCGACTGATTGAGTAGTACCTTACCCTCTGCCTCTGCTGATAGCTGAGACATATAGAATACAGCACACTCATGTTCCTTTGCAATCTGACGGGCATGAACAGCGTTAGCTTTAAGTGCCTCATCTTGTCTTGCATACCCACTCTTGGCAAACTTGTCACCCATATCAAGCAGTACAATGTCTGGCTTGTATGTTTTGCAGATGGACTCTACCCATGCCATGTCACGGCCTGTCGCATCCTTAATCTTGATGCGTTCCTTTACAGGCTGATACAAATCACGTGCCTTACTAGGGTTCTTCTTTATCTCTTGCATAGTCATACCTGTAGCGGCAGTTAGATATCTTGCACCCACACGGTGATAACCTTCTTCGTTACACAACACAATGCAGTTAGCACCCTGATGTGCAAACCCGGATGGGCTGGCAATTAAGCTGGCATGAAAGGATGTCTTGCCTGTGTTTGGTCTAGCACCAATCTCAATCAAGTGACCAGCGTTTACCCCTTCCACCTTACGTGTCAGGCTAGGGATATTGAATGTCCATCGTGCCTCAAGGTCAGCCTTGGACATCAGTGTGTCCATGTCGATGTCATCCCACTCAACCTTTAAGTCAGGGGTAAAGTCATCACTGTACTGCTCAAGCAGATTGCGTAGAGGTTCTAGTGTAGCCTTGTCACCATTGACATAATCAAAACCAAGGTTGGCAATGTCTTCTCCAACCACTTGCTGAAACAACTTAGACAATACCTCACCCGCAATGTCACCACCTAGAGGTGTCTCTTTCTTGATGTTGTGAAACAAGGCAGAGTATGCTTGCTTCTGTGCGGTAGTCAGTGTCGGGTTGTTGGACATGAACAATGCCTCAACCTCATCAGGTGTTACAGTACGCTCGTAACGCTGCATAGCAGTATCAACTGTCTGCTTTATCCTGCGTACATCTTTGCTGAACAGTCTGTCAGGACAACGTGCGCCACGATGGTCATCGTAGAACCCTTTATCCATCAAACTTCTAACCAGTGATAATTCCATTTATATCTCCTATCTCAATTAAGTTGTCCATGTCCTCTTTGTTACGATACTTCAGGTCATCTGTCAAGCGTAACACCTTGACGTTAGATACGTGACCTCTCAATTCTTTTGCAAACGCTAATGTCTTTGGTAAAGCATCAGGGTCTAGCGCAATGATAGCAGTTGAGAACTGTGCAAGATACCTCTTGTGTCCTTCGGACAACGATGTTCCCAACACAGCGACACCAACAAAAGCATCGTTACCTACAACTGCGGCACTCACACAGTCCTCAACAACTACAGCTACCCTACCATAACCAAACGAAAAAGGCAAGGTGCTTTTACCATAGCGTTTCCACTTAGGTAATCGGTTAGACAGTGTGCGACCTGTCGCATCTACCATCTTACCTCGATGTACAACGGGGAACACCACTCTGTTCTCACGCACATCATACATCAATCCAAGTTCGTCTGCATTTATACCCCACTGTTCTGTCCATGTCAAGACTTCACTATGGTTGTTATGTGGTACAACACAGTCAGGTAATACAAAGGGTACATCAGATGCATACTCTTCTGCACCAGCAAAGCCAGCACGTATATCATCCATTGATAAGTGGACACGAGTACCACCCTTAGTACCACAAGAAGCCTTGTAACAATTCCATACAAGTGAACCCATGTTATTGGTCACTGTAAATGTTTTGTACCCATTACACTTAGGACAATTCATTCTCTTTGTAGTTCCATTAGGTATATCTATATCACTTATAGTGTTATATATATTATTCATGTATTAATCACTTTCCTTTGCGGCACTTGATGTACTTGTACCATGATTTTTACGCTGTGTCAATGCGTAATCAGCACTGGTCAGTGTATTTTTTAGATAAGGTGTGACCGATTGTGCATTAGCATGTCCTGTTACCGACATAATTTGTCCGATACCGACACCTGCATCTACCATCTCAGTTGTACCAGTTCTACGTAAGTCTGATAGCCTTAGTTCCTTTGGTAATCCAGCCTCATCCATAATCTCACGTGCATATAACGGTAGTTTGTGCAGCGTGTATGGTTGATAGACACCTCGTATTGGTTTTGGTCGTGGTGCTACGTAATCTTGAAAGCCAAAGTCTTCATTTTGTTGTACTAACATTTGATGCAACTCATCTGATATAGGCAAGAACACTTCTGCTCTACGCTTCGACTGCTCAATATGTACAGTCTGGTCAACCAGATTAACACTATCCCATGTGAGCATACGCATATCACCCAGACGCTGACACCACTCGTATGCCATCTGTGCAATCAATCCTATGTTACGCCACCTAAAATCGCCATAGGCTACGTCTAAGAACTGCTGTACATCTTCCCTACCCCAGACAACCTTACGCTTCTCAGCGGCTCTCTTACGCACGATAGCGAAAGGATTAGTTAGACATAGTTCTTCACGCACACCGTGGTTAAACACGATGCGTGTCACAGAGATGGTATGATTGGCAAGATGTATGCCACGCTCACACCATTCATTGTATGCAGTCTTTGCCATACGTGTTGTAATTTTGTCACACTCGAAGGAAAAAAGTTGCACTCCTTCTACTTTTGTTTGTAGCATTACATTCATAAAGTATTTATACTGTGCTTTAGTTTCATCCCGTAACTGTTTGTAATCATACGAAGAAGTGTAATCATGTACTAGCTTTTGTAACTTCATATTATCTTCCTAACTTGTGTAGCTTGATTGCTACTCTGCATAATTCTTTATACCACATCAAATCTTTTGTGAACTCATTCGGTATGCCGTGGAATCCATAGTGTGCGCCAGCTATCATACCAGCTACTGCACCACACGTATCACTATCATGCCCACGATTAACTGCTGTGATAACACAATCAGCAAACGAAGTCGTTGTCCTAAACGCCCACATTGCACATTGATATGTTTCTACGACATGACCACCAGACATAACATCTTTTCTGTCTATGGTGTAAGGTAGTTTGTATTTTTCATATCTCTGTAGTGCATCACCATGCCACAATTCGTGTGCAAACACACGGCTGTACTCAATACATTCATGAGTACCATGCGTCAATATTGTCTGCGCCACAGCCATTTCCATTGCACGTTCAGGTGACTTGGATACCATCACGACAGGTGCAAGTCTCATAAGCGCACCATTGCCAGAGGAATCGTCAAGTGATACTCCATTGTATAACGTATTGTTTTTGTTGTACTTATCAATAGCACTTTGTGTTGTACCACCAATGTCAAAGCATTTACCTCGCGGTATAAACTCTCCTGCGTTGTACCAACGTGACCAGTTGTGCATGATGTCAGCAGGATTGAACTCACCTTCATTGTCGATGAAAGCCTGTGCCATAGCTAGTGCCATAGCTGTATCGTCAGTCCACTCACCTTTATCTACATCGTGCCATCCACCAGTGTGGTACTTAGTTATATAATCTTTGGGTTCTCTTGCGTCAGTAAACTCTAGGGGTGCGCCAAGCGCATCACCCACTGCGAGTCCAATAAACATACCCATTGCACTGTCTAATGTCAACATGGCACACCCCCTTTCTATGCTGCTAGTTGTTGGAACATATTACTGCCTACCCACTGTGCCACTTTGTTCTCACGATTGAACATGGTGACAGCCTCAGTGTCGTTACCAGTGTTACGCATGGCAAAGCCATTACGTTCATCTGCGTAGGTAGCGTAGTTAGTAAAGGCTGAATATAGCGCAAACATATTACGTCCACGTATGCCAACCTCTTGATTGTACAAGGTAAACATCTTGTCTGCTGTACGGTCAGACTTCAATAGCTTCCCCAAGAAAGCCCGTACATCTACTGTTGCTAGGCTTGTCTCTGCCCAACGCTGTAGCTGTTCAGTCTGCTTGTAGAAGTCCTGACGTGAGTTACGTAGGTCACTGATGAACCTATCCATAGTGAAGTTGGACGTGTTCTTTCTGCGTACCTTGTCATGCTCACCTCTTATCATACCATTGGTACAGAAGAAGTCAATAGCACCAAAGAATACTTGGTTAGAACAGCTACCATCAATACCATGTAGCGCAATGATACGCTGCGATACTGTAGTCTCGTGTCTGTCTGTCGCAATCTTGGCTATGGTGTTAGGCAATTGAATGTCCATCAATGCCCACGCATCCTGCCTCGCACGTTTCCACGATACCTTTGCGTCACTCAGTTCATCGCTGGATAATGTCTCAGTCATCGTGTCTTGTACACCATGAAAGAAATCTTTGTGAGATGCACAGTTGAATGTGTCACCCACTACCCCAATGTATTCACCAGTGTCACCATTGATAACGTACTTCTTGTCTCGTACCTTTGTTGGTTCAAAGTGTACATCAAACTGTAGGTTCGATGGCACTTCATCTATAATATTACTTACTAAATCTAACGGCATGTCTTTCTCCTTTCGTTAAGTGATAATATCTTATAACATAAGTTCAAACAGTATGTCAACTATAAACATACCCAGAATAAAACTTGCTACATCCATTACTCTTTCTCCTCTAGTTCTTCAAGCACATAGTCTGCATAATACTTTGGTCTGCCTTCAGCATCTGTATCTGGAACAAACTTCATTGTGTTGTGCAACAGATGTTCAAGGCTTTCTAGTTTGCGTACATCTGAAATCCACAGGTCACTGCACTCATGTATTGTCATCAGCATATTCTTCAACTCATTGTGAGCCTTTAGAAATTGTACTCTTTCTTCGTGTGTTATCTTCATGCTACTTCTCCTTTCATCCAGTGTGGCATACTACGCCCTTTGTTATAGCTGGCAAACTTAGATTTGTCAACCTTGTAAAATGCACGATAAGCTGCAATAGGCCAGTGTTCGTCAGTCTTTAAGTGGTCAAGCCCACTGAAGCATTGAGGGTGAGGGGTCACAAAATTAGTGTAGTCAGGTATATACTTTGCTCCCTCTACTAATGCATCGTAGTGACGCATAGATGCATGCCCTGTGTTTGGTTCACCTGTACTCCTGACAGGGTATCTGTACATATACTCATCGTTCATTGCTTTGAGTAGACGTAGACCAAACTTGTAATTCATGACGTTGTCTCTAACCCACACAGTACATGGGTGCGGTACATACGCTTTCTTGTACAACCCAGCTTCCTCTGCAAACTCAGGCGCATGGATACGCACCGCAGTATTTAGCATCTGTGCTTCCTCTAACACCATCTTAATAATGTGTTCATCGCATAGTTGCTTTGCGATTGCAACGGGGTGATGGTCAATAATAAATCTATTCATACAATTACTCCTTTAGCTTTGTTCAGTTCATCAGTGGCAGACTTGATGCCATGACAATTACGACACATAACCTGACACTTACGTATCTCAGCCATCAGTCTCTTTAATGTGAATAGAAACATCTTTGATGGTGATTTTACTTTTGTTGTAGCATCAACGTGGTCTAGGTCAAGAGCATATGGACTGTCATTATACCCACAAGAGACACAGCCTTTTGATACTTTGTATAAGTTAATCCAGTGTTTTCTTCTTGCTCTTTTATACCTATTTCGTTCAAGTTTTTTGATGGGTGTTTTCATCTGTTTTCTCCTCACGTTTAATCTCATTGCTACACACAATGCTGGCAGATATGTTTAACCATGATAATTATCCATGTACCATTGCTTGTATGTCTTGTACGCCAGCAGTCGGTAGGCATACAGGTCTGCACTTTCCCAATCTGCTATAGGGTCAATGCCCTCGTCAAAGATTGTTTCCATCTCACTGTCCAGCATAACCATCAATGCCGTTGCCTGTTCTGGTGGCAGTTCAAGTGCCGTTGTCTTTTTCTTAGGCATCTTCTGTCTCCTCAAATGTCATATCTTCATGTATTTCCCAATCACCACCGACTGTAATCCAATCTACGTTATCTGCTTGTGCTTTTTCGTATGCTTCTTCTGCATCCTTTGCCTCAATCAAGGCATCTTTGAACACATACTCTGTTGCTATTACTTTGTACTTAGGCATCTTCATTCTCCTCATCCTCGTCAATCTCAAATAGTATACGAATGTATCCTTCGTCCTCACCTACCCAGTGATACCCATTTGTAGGGCAAGTCTGAAGCCAATCAAACAATTCTTCTCTAGTCATCTTCATTCTCCTTTATTCTAGGTGCGGTAAATCCATCATCAATAGGCATACCAATATTATCTTTTGGATACCATACATCTACATCACACCCACAGTTAGGGCAGTGTAGGTTTGTGACCATACACATATTCTCAGACTCATCCGATATGTCATGGTCACACTGCCATATCAGTTCTGTTTTACAGTGCCAGCAGTTCATGTGTCAATCTCCTCTGTCAATGTCCAGCTATGGCGGCAGTTAGTCTGCCAGTTATCGTCAATCCAATCACATTCGTAGACTGTGCATACAATAGTGTCACGGTCTTCGTCATGCCAGATGTTCAAGTCAAACATTCTGTCACCTATCCGTATGCCATACCAATCATCCCCATCACCCCAGATTTTGTAGTGTGGCAGTGCGTCAGTCTCATAGTAGTTAATCAAATCCTTGCGTTCATCACCAGATAACACAAGGTCAAAGCCACTGTCGTAATTGTCAGTCATAGTCCAACTCCTCTGCTTCTAGCCAGCATCCACTGTCCTCACCATACATTGCATCAAACTCTTTGACAAGTTCAGGTGTAGCTTCTTCTAGTTCCTCAAGGGAATTGTAATACCCCAACACCTCTACCACAATGTCCTCTGGTTCTCCATCTGGTGTGTTGTAGTATGCGTGTGACAGTCCTGCTGGTGACATATCACCCATCGTCATTACTCTAGCTATGTATCTCATATCTACTCTCCTGTCTCTACAGTCACAAAATGTTTAGGCTCAAGGTCAGGCAGTACGTAGGTTCTAACCTGTATCCCTGCCTCAGTTCTGCGTATGTTGATTGACACACCTGCCAACAAGTCTGACACAAACAGTGTGTCATGTTCAAGGTGTGATGTGTCCACCATCCAATCTTCTCCAACTTCTATGTATGTAGTCATGTCTGTATCTCCTATGTTTGTTTCGGTTATATAATACTTTGATACAGATAAGTGATGCAGGGCGTTTTCATTACGCATTTTTTCGGGGGTTTTGGCTGGACTCACCTAACCCTGCATCATCCCCTGTCGCAACAAGGATGCTCCTTTGGTCTACCCTAACGCACAATCCTTGTCACTTACCCTAGCCTGTTACCTGATGCAGGAACTACAGCTTGGGTCTATCTCCTTTCTTTTGTCATGCTGTCAAGATGCTCTTTGATTTTCTCAACGTGCATCCATGCCTCTTGGAAATGCCACTTGTGCCTACGCAGTTGTGTCATGTCCAGTGTCTTGCGCTTTTCTGTCTTTCTCTTTGAGTTTATTGCGGTCATGCTTCTCCTTCCTCTTTTTGTCAGGCACTGTCTGTGTCCTGCGTCTAGATTGAAGCAGGGCTTTCGCTACGGGATTAACCTTTGAGAACCGCACGAATACCTGCCCCCACTATTAGCACACCTACTGTGTATGCCGCAAGTGGTACTATACCTGTTGAATAAAGAATATCGTGACCTGCCATGTATGTCAAGACACTGCCTAATGATAGGCACATTACTGTCAATGTTTTTTCTAGTCTCATTTCTTTCTCCCTGCACTATCTCTGATAAGTTTATGGATACCTTTTCTACTTCTAATGATAGTCATAACCATTCTCCCTCAAAAAATTTTTTTACATTGATTGTGATAAGGGTTTCCATGTAAAACTCACGGGCATCCTCATCGTGGTCATCATACTGATGCATCCAATCTGCGTATGTCTTTACATCAGACGGAAATTCCTTGCCACCTATGGTGTTAGACACACCTGTTGCGTTTAGATATGCATGGACAAAAGCCATTGCATCTGCTGGGCGGTCTACACCATCAATGAGATAGTTATCCCCGCCCTTGAATTTCCAGTACGCATTGCCGGATACAAACTTGCCATCCTCTGTATGTGCGCCATAGTTTTCCAGATATTGTGTTGATACTACATATGCCATGTTACACTCTCCCCTAGCAATCAATCACAAAACCACTGCGGTCATTCTTGGCCTTGCCTTTAGCCTTCAGCCCCACGATTACACCCTGCGGGTCAAGAAAGCGCAGGTCATCCTTGTCACCATCAATGACAGGCAGACCCTTGAATGTCTTGGGTAGCTTGTCACGAAACACTACTGCCGCATTGATACCTGTCTCACGCACTGCTGTCAATACCTGTTCGGCATACTCAGGGTCAGCCTCAGAATATGACAGGGTCAGGTGATAGTTTTCTGGCAGTTTGGCATACGCCCTCTTGACAATCTTTGTGTAGTCATAGAACTGTATCTCAGGGAACTGCTCCATGATACCTGTCTTTTCAAACTGAATGTCGCTTGTGCCATTGAGCCTAGCGCAAGGCTTTACGCCCTTCTTTGTATTGCGCTTGCTAAACTTTGTCAAGTCTTTGTACAGCGCATCCATGTACCCAATGCGGTCTGATAGATAGAGCATAGTCTTGCGTTCACGCCCTTTTTGCACCACGCCCATTTGTCCACGCCCTGCACTGTTGAGGCAACCCTCATGGCACTTAGCCTTGTCAGCAAGCGCACAAAGATTATGCACCTTGCCCTTGAATACAGTTTTGTATGGTTTCATATACTGGATGCCTGTCTCATATTCAGACCCATCACCCTTGATTGTCTTGGCATTGTTGCCCACACCGATAAGATTATACGTCATGATTATCTCCCGTCATTGATGCGTTTACTAGGCACAATCCACGTTAGCAGATTGCCCCTGTAGTGTCAAGCAGACTTGCGCTTACCTTTCGGCAGATTAGCAAGTTCAACAATATCCTGCACGTCAAAAGCCCCCATGTCAATGGTATGGTTTTTGCGGTCAAGAGTTTTGTCAATGCCTGTCAAAAGCAAATCAAACGTAGCCTTAGAGTTTGAGACAATACGACTGCCAAACTCAGCTTTCACTTGACGTGCGGCTGTACGGCTTGCCTTGTAAGCACGAGTTTTAGACAATTCTTTGCCTGTCTTTTTCTCGAACTTAGCGGCAACCCTAGCAAACTTACGAGCATTATCCTCGTTTAAGTTTTGACCTGTCAAGCCTGTTGATTGCTTCCAATAAGATACTACAAATGATACATTAGCCATGATAAAAATCTCCTGTTGGTTTGTGTTTCTTGGCTGTGTAGGCAGATAATGCCTAGTAAAAGCATCGTTGTCAAGGGGGCAGTGCTTAACTGGCAGATTGCCTAGCGCAATTGCCCCCCTGTTTATTTTTGGATTTCAATTTCTGTTAGCTATACAGCGATAGACTTGCAACCCCAAGTGGTATTCGGAATATTCGTTACAAAAATTGTCGATTACTATTATTGAACCTCGCCTATCGGTTTGGGGTAGTTCTGCGGTAATACGCTCACCCTACATTACTTTGCTTGCCGCCCGTTGCCACCTCAGCCGCTAGTCCTATCTCGCCCTCGATACCGCTACACTTGGTCACAGTTCTGGTTACAAGACGGTTCTCTAGCATAGAGCCGTTCGTATCTTGAGTGCGTTGCCCCGCAGGTATCTGTCTCAAGGTTCTGTTTTTGGATAGTCCATCGACTAGCAGGTTTTTAAGTGGCCTCATCCACTGCCCCTTAACGCTAGGGCATTGCGCTTGGCCTGTCAACCCCCTGCCTCATCGCTAGTGTGCGGATGATAAAGCCCCCACAATTTGGGGCAAGCACTACGTCTGACCTATGGCCTCATCAGTTTATGGCAGAACCGCTTTTCCCTGTCAACCCCTCAATCGCTGGTGCGGATTGTTAAGAGACCCATAGTCTCAAGAGGTAATCAGGTGAAGCCGTTATCGCCTCGCTGATGATTAAAGTAAACACTAATCCGAAATGAATGTAAACCCCTTGCTCATAAGTCATTGATTTTATTGGATTTTGATATTCCAGCTGGTGACTGTTCATGGTTTGTTTCTAGTTCGTTCCTGTTTCGTTCTATGTGTAGCAGATAGGATGAGAACAAAAGGGGAACGCTTACGTGTATATAATATAGTAGGGGGTATAGGATTAGATACACGGCCGGATAACATTCTTAGCCTCGACTAACTTTCTTTACTTTATTTAATACTGCTATTGCGGCAATTCATATGGTATCAGTTAACGATTTACTATTAACTTATTGATTTAATTGTTTTTTATCTTATTTGATAGCTGGTTTTTACAATTTAAAGTAGCAAAGCAACAAAACCTTTACAACTCAAGGTGGTAGGGCAGGACGCCACCCCGGTACGTATAGTTATATATACACATAAATACACAGATTAGGAAAATCAAGTGTTAACCACAAAGGTAACTGTCACCCTTATAGATAACTAGCTGCCTATTTATTGTGCAGAATAGGTGGGGGTGTGTGGACCAAGACACACTAAATGATAAAAAGATGTTAAATTCACAAAAAAGGGGTTGACAGTGTACCCATTTCTGAGTATAATTATAGTATAACAAAACACACTTAAAGTGTTTCACTTATAATTGTTATTAATATTATCTTGTTAAATACACTTACAATGTAACACTATAAGTGACATTGGTAAGTAATAAGATACGTAAGTAAATATACGTGCTATGAAAGTTTTCCCTTGACAAAACGTAGAAAATCTGTAAAACTATACACAGACAATGTACTTGATGCTTTCTATGAAGCTATACGTACCAACTCATTAGACCGTTTACATATCCCTCACAGTGATGTCTTCTATGTGCGTACAGCAGTAGAGGCACACTATGGGCGTTCATTTACTTTGAAACACGTAGAGGACGCAATGAGGGCTGAAGGTTGGAAAGAGCCTAACGAATAATGTTCCAAGCAATACTTATAGCCTGTGTAATAGGCAATCCTGATTCCTGCATGAAAGTTTCAGACACCTATGGTCCATATGACGGGCAGGGTAGATGCTATACTCGTTTAGAAGAGATGCAGTATAACTTAGAAGTTTTGTGGAAGAAACACAACATGCCACTAACAGTTAATCACACAATGTGTACAGTAGTGCAGGGTGAGAATACATAGCAATGGCTATACCTGAACGTGTAAAGAACAAGATGAAAGAGGAAGGGCTTACTGGTGTCAATAAGCCCAAACGTACTCCCAAGCATCCAACGAAGTCACATTGTGTGATGGCGAAGGAAGGTGACACATACAAGTTTATACGCTTTGGTCAGCAGGGCGTAAAAGGTGCTGGTAAGAGTCCTACCACAGCGAAGGACAAAGCACGTAAGAGGTCGTATTATGCCAGACATAATGCGCAGGGTAAACCGACCAGCAAGCTATCAGCGAAGTACTGGTCACATAAAGTGAAGTGGTAGGAGACTAACCAATGGCTAAAGAGAAAAAAGACATGACCCCTATGGAACGTAGGGAGCAAATGATTAAAGACCGTGCTGCTCGTCTAGCACGTGATGCAAAGAAGCAAGGTATCACACCAGCAGAACTTGCAAAGAAAAAGAAAGACACATATGTAAAGGTACTAGGTGGTGCAGCATCATTGCTTCCTATTGGACGTATTGTATCAATGGCAAGTAAAGTAATCAAAGGTGGTACTACTGCTAAGACGGCAGCTAAGACGAGTCGTGCGCTAACAACCACAACCAAACCTAAAACAAAGTCTACTACAGGCAGGGCAGTTGCCACACGTCCATCTACAGCAGTTAAGCCTAGAAGCACAGCAGTTGGTCCAAAGAAACCATCTACACCGAAGCGTGAGATGAAGAATATCACACCTACTAAACGTACTAAGATTACAACTAAACCACCAAAGAAAAGCACTAAGCCAGTATCAAAGGCAAAGGCGGCTGCTACAGTTGCAGCAACAACGGCATTAGGTGCAGCAGCTTTGATGGGAAACAAAGGACAAAAGAAGACACAGGCAGCAACAGTAGCAACACCTACATCACGTCCAAAGCGTCCTACTACTAAAAAACGTAGTACAGGCATGAGTGAAGGTAACACTGTAGCTGGTTCATCAGGCAGACGTGCATCTAAAGGTCCGGGTGTAGGAAAGACAGACAAGAAAGACCCACGTAAAGGTTTTTCTTCAAAAGCTACACCGGGTAAAAAAGGACCATTGGCAAGTGCAAGAAAAGAGTATCCAGTAACTGGTCCGGGTTCTCAGAGCAAAGTATTACGCCCAAAGAAAGCAGAACCTAAGATACCAGCAGGTGCAAAAAGATTTCAAGGTTCATACAACAGCAAGACACATAAGCTGCAAAACATTGGCGGCAAAACATATGTAGTGAAGAGGTAGTTATGAACATATCGAAAGCAAACGAAATTATTATGGCAGTGCAAGAAGGTACTGCTAAAGAAAAAGGTTTCACTGCCCAAGAAATAAAAGATGCTAAAGCACGTATGGCAAAGTTTAACAAGAACACAGAGAATGATATGATGCCGGGTAAAGCACGTACCAATTTCAAAGATGGTGGTGCTGCTAAAAAGAAAGTGCCAGCTATATCCATAAGCGTAGGCATGGTCGAAGTACCAAAGAATGGTAAGAACAAAGCCAAGATGATGCGTGGGGGTATGGCAAACAAACGTGAGCATATGTACGCAGCAGGTGGTTCTGTAGAAGATAAGATGAACCCCGGCTTACGTGCTTTGGCAAAAGAACGTCCAGACGTAGTAGCTAAAATGCTCAAGAAATAATGCATCCTATTGAAGCTGACATCCGCAAGTGGTCTAATGATTTTCTTGAGATACCAAATGTAAAGTTAAATGGATTACCACCCTGTCCATACGCAAAGCAAGCATGGCTAGATAAGAAAGTAACCTTTAGCATTAACACGGGGCTAGAGGGTCTAGTAAAAGAAGTCGCAGACTTTAACCAGCATACCTTTGACATTGTAGTATGGGCTACACATCTAATGCCAGACATGGAATACTTAGATGGTTTCTGTGATGGCATAAACGAGGCATTGGCACTAGCCGATAAAGATATGCACCTGATGGTGTTTCATCCAGACTATGATGCAGAAGAAGCGGGTCTGGACTTTTTAGTAGATGATGTTACAGATGAAGACCTTGAGTATTGTATGGTATTCGTACAACGATTGTCCACACTGGACGATGCATCATTAAGTTTAGAAAAGTCGGGATACTACCAGCACTTTCCTGACGATGTTTATGAATCACTCGTGCTGGACAGACGGAGACTTCGCAATGGCGGGTAAAGCAAAAGCAGCAAAGAAAATGATGCGTGGTGGTGTTGCCAAAAAGAAAATGCGTGGCGGTGGCATGGCTAAGATGGCGCAGAAGAAAATGATGCGTGGCGGTATGGTTAAGAAAAAGATGATGCGTGGTGGCGCAGTTAAAAAGAAGTAAGATGAAACGTGTTGCAGTTAGATATCTAGGATGGGGCTTACTATACATATGTAAGTTCTTTAGTGCTATATCCAATTGGTTTTGGCGAAAGCATAAACGTGTGCTAGATTGGAATGACAGGTAATGGTAGACCGTAACTATACCACAGATACTGAAGCTATTACAATCACGGCTACGTCAGGCGGTGCAAGTGCGGATACAATATATACCTGCCCACCTAACTACGATGCAACAATAGATTTTTTGCACGTTAGTAACGGAACTACTTCTGTTCAAAACGTAACACTTCAATGGTATCACGCAGATACGAACACATATCATCACATTATAAATGATAAATCTATAGCAGGTAAAGATGTATATAACGTGATTAATGCAGACAGAATACACCTACATGCTGGCGATAAAATTGGTGCGTTTAATGGTGGTGCTAGTTTAGAAGTATTTATATCTGTTCGTCAGTTCTATAATCCAAATAGGTAGTAACTATGGCAACACGTAAAGCACCAAAGAAACCTGCTAAGAAGAAAGCTAAAAGCAGAGTAAATGAGGCAGGTAACTATACCAAGCCAGAGTTAAGAAAACGTCTGTTCAATAAAATTAAAGCTGGAACACGTGGCGGTAAGGCTGGTCAGTGGTCAGCAAGAAAAGCGCAGTTGCTTGCCCTTGAGTACAAAAAAGCAGGTGGCGGTTATAAAAGCTAATGGCTGCAAAACTGAACGAGAACACTGAGGTTGCGTTACCCCTTCGCAACATTATCAGCATGGTTGCTGCAGCCTCACTCGCAACGTGGGCATACTTTGGTATCATAGAGCGTCTTAATCAGATAGAGACAAACATCACAATGATGGAGTCTGACTTAGGACAAAACACAGAGTTTCGTATTAAATGGCCTCGTGGCGAGATGGGCAGTCTACCTGCCGACAGCGAACAGTTCATGTTGATTGAACATCTTGCTGACCAGCTAGACGAACTGACAGCACAGATAGATGAAGGTCGTGCGCCACATGACCAACAGCAGAAACTAACTTTGGAGTTTTATGAAAAACGTATCAGTGCCATAGAAGCACGGCTTGAGAAAATGCGAAACGGAAATCATGGTGACTGAAACAATTACTCTGATACTTTATCTTGCAGGAAATGTAGCTGAACACACAGCATTTGAAAAGCTGTCAAAGTGTTTAAAAGCTAAACGCACAATAGAAAGAAACCTGTACAAAGACACAGGTAATGTGCGGTACTCTTGTGAAAACAAAACAGTTGAAATTAGTAAAGGTCCAGACGGAAAGAATTACATCGTAAAGATTGTGGAGTAGCAAATGTTAGCAGAGATAGCCGCAGCCAATGCAGCATTTGCAGCAATCAAGATGGCTATCAGTAATGGACGTGAGATAGCTGACGTTGCATCGCAAGTAGGCAAATATGTAAATGCCACAGAGGACCTACGTAAACAAGGCGAGAAGAAAAAACGTGGTGCGGGTGGTGCAGACTTAGAAGAGTTCATGCATCTTGAAAAGCTAAAGCAGCAAGAAGAAGAACTGAAGCAGCTTATGATATACACAGGCAGACCCGGACTGTGGCATGATTGGATAAGGTTTCAGGCACAAGCACGTAAAGATAGACTAGCTGCAGCAGAAGCCCGTAGGCGGCAGATACAGAACTGGATTGAAATAGGTACTATAGCTATACTATGTATAGTAGGATTGTTTGGTGTAGCTGCCTTGGTTGCTTGGGCAATGTATTTGAAAGGCACAATATAATGACACTTAAAGGACCACAAAAAAGTCTAAAGTCATGGACTAAACAGAAGTGGGGAACAAAGAGTGGGAAGCCGTCTGGAAAAACTGGAGAACGGTACTTACCTGCTGCGGCTATCAAAGCGTTGTCACCGCAGGAGTACGCAGCCACCACCAGTGCTAAACGAAAAGGAACTGCTGCTGGTAAGCAATTCGTCAGACAGCCTAAAGCGATACAAAAGAAAACCGCCAAATTCAGAAGAGGTGTGTAATGCTAACCGCACTGATAGGTCCAATAAGTAATATTGCCTCTACATGGTTAGAGGGTAAGGTAGAAGAGAAGAAAGCCCAATCAGCAAGTAAAGTTGCTAAAGCACAGGCTGAAGCTGTAGTGATGCAAAAAAAAGCTACGGGTGAAATTGATTGGGACTTAGAGATGGCTAAAGGAAGTCAGTCTTCGTGGAAAGACGAATGGCTTACTATACTATTTAGCATTCCACTTATACTAGCTTTTGTGCCGGGAATGGAAGAAGTAGTTGCAAACGGATTCGCACAACTCAACGCAATGCCTGAATGGTATCAGTACTCACTTGGAGTTATCGTTGCTGCTTCTTTCGGAGTACGTTCAGCTACAAAATTCTTTGGTAAAAAATGAAACATCTAATAGCACTAATCAACAAAGTATTTGTGTACAATTACGTGGGTGACTTGTCGCAGCACAGACTGCACACAACACGCTATGAGGACTTGTGTAAGTAATGGCTGATTGGTTTAACAAATATATGAAGATAAACATTACAGCAAAGCTAACCATGATTGCTTCTGTTGCAATGTCGTGGCGTTGTGCTGAGTGGTTTATGAACCTCGAAGACCCAACAACACAGCAGTCTGCATTTGTTTCTGTTATCATGGGTGTTATGACAGGTGTGTATGGCATCTATCTGGGCAGAGAAGCAAAGGGCAAGTAGATGAAATATATTCGCACACATTTGATTAAACAGCTTGTTCAGAGTGAAGGTCTTCGCCTTGAGGTGTATCAGGATACACTTGGCATTGATACAATAGGTGTGGGCAGAAACTTAGAAGACAGAGGTATTACTGACGAAGAGTTGGCTGCTCTGGACTTTCCAAACATAGAAGCAGTGTACGAACATGGTATTACAGAAAATGACGCTGCATATCTATTAGAGAATGACGTACAGATAGTTGAGGAAGAACTGTTACGGGCGCACCCTTGCGTAGACAGCTTAGACGCTGTACGTCAGCTTGTACTGGTAGACATGGCATTTAATATGGGTGTGCCGCGTTTATGTAAATTTAAAAAAATGTGGTCGGCTATTCATGAAGACGATTTCCGCACCGCAGCAAAAGAAATGCTTGACAGCAGATGGGCTGTTCAAGTAAAATCACGTAGCCATAAACTGGCTCACGCTATGCATCATGGAGAATTAAAGTAATGGCTATTTTTATTGAAAGAGATAAATCAGGAACACCTGTACTATATCGAGGTACAAAGGGCGGTTCTAAACAGCGTTTAGGTAAAGCATCTAAATCTGATATTAAAGAATATGGCATTTCAGGTGAAATAGGTGCTGTTGAAGCAGCTAAAAAAGCTATCTCTGGTTTGTTCGGTAGTGACGATGACACAAAGAAAAAACCTAAAGCTAAATCTATTTCTGAAGGGCTAGGTTCTTTTATGTCTGGTCTTACTAGGAATAAAGGTGGATACATTGGTAAGCCACGTACAGGACACACTGACTATCGTTTTAATAAAGGCGGCATGGTTATGTCATCTACAAACAATATGAAAAAGAAATAATGGCTAGAGAACTAAACGAAAGACAACAGAAGTTTCTTGAAGTCCTCTTTGAAGAGGCTGGTGGTGACGTAGTTTCCGCTAAGAAACTGGCGGGGTATTCAGAGAATACGCCAACAACTGCAATTGTAAAAGGTCTCAAGGAAGAGATACTTGAAGCAACGCAGATGTACATGGCACGTAATGCACCAAAAGCTGCAATGGCTGTAACAGGCGCACTGTATGACCCAACTGAACTTGGTATTCGTGACAAGATGGCAGCAGCCAAAGAACTGCTAGACCGTACAGGTTTGATTAAAACAGAAAAGGTACAGGTAGAAGCAGCAGGTGGTGTTATGCTTATGCCAGCTAAAGCAATTGTGGAAGACGATGACTAGAACAGCAGGGCAGTGGAAACTTCCACAGCCAACCGATATTAAAGAAGAAAACGAATGGGTACAGATACCACGTATTGCACGTACTGTACCCTTTGGTTACAAACGAAACGAAGAAGACCCCGATATTCTTGACCCCATCCCAACTGAGTTGGATTTGCTTGAAAAAGCCAGAACATACACAAATCAATATAGCTATCGTGAGGTAGCTAACTGGCTGAGTACAAATAGTGGTAGATATATATCACACGTAGGATTAAGAAAGCGGTTACAGTATGAGCGACAGCGTAAGAACCAAGCTAAAAGCCTCCGCAAGTGGGCAGAGTATGCGGAAAAGGCAATCGCCAAAGCGCAAAGCCTCGAAGAAGAAAGAACAGGTTCAAAAGCCGCAGGTTGAGATACAGGAAATTGAATCTGAAGCTGTTGAGTTTGAGAGTGTAGAAGAAACAGCTAACGTACTCTTTAAACCTAACCCCGGCCCACAGACAGACTTTCTTGCGGCAAGTGAACGTGAAGTATTATACGGTGGTTCAGCAGGTGGTGGTAAATCCTACGCTATGCTTGCAGACCCGCTTCGTTACATGGGGCATCCACAGTTTAGTGGGCTGTTGCTACGACACACTACGGAAGAGTTACGTGAACTAATATTTAAATCACAAGAACTCTATCCAAAAATCTGGCCCGGAATAAAGTGGTCAGAAAGAAAGATGCAGTGGACTGCGCCATCTGGTGCGAGGTTGTGGATGTCATACCTTGACAGAGATGAAGATGTCCTGCGTTATCAGGGTCTAGCTTTTAGCTGGATAGGCTTTGACGAACTGACCCAGTGGCAATCGCCATATGCGTGGAATTACATGCGAAGTCGTCTACGGTCCACTGCCCCTGATTTGCCCATTTTTATGAGGGCAACCACAAATCCCGGTGGAAGAGGGCATCACTGGGTAAAGAAAATGTTTATTGACCCAGCACCCTACAACAAGGCATATGATGCGACAGATATTGAAACAGGTGAAGTTCTTAGGTATCCAGCAGGGCATAGCAAAGCTGGTAAGTCACTATTTAAACGTAGGTTCATTCCTGCTAGACTATCTGACAACCCGTATCTCTCTGAGGCAGGTGACTACGAAGCTATGCTCTTGTCGCTCCCAGAGCAACAGCGTAGACAACTCCTTGAGGGCGATTGGGATATTAAAGAAGGTGCTGCGTTCACAGAGTTTAACCGTGATATTCATGTTGTTGAACCTTTTAATATTCCTAACAATTGGGTTAAGTTTAGAGCATGTGATTACGGGTATGGTTCTTACAGCGGTGTTGTTTGGTTCGCTGTCGCACCGTCTGAGCAACTCATTGTGTACAGGGAATTGTACGTGTCGAAAGTCCTAGCTACGGACTTAGCTGACATGGTATTAGAATTGGAAGCCGAAGATGGAAATATTAAATATGGTGTCTTGGATAGTAGTCTTTGGCATAAGCGTGGTGATACTGGACCATCTCTTGCGGAACAGATGATAAGCAGAGGTTGCAGGTGGAGACCTTCAGACAGAAGCCGTGGTAGCCGTGTAGCAGGTAAGAACGAAATACATAGACGTTTACAGATAGATGAATTTACGGAAGAGCCTAGACTTGTTTTCTTTGATAGTTGCACAAACATTGTCGCCCAATTACCGTCCATCCCGTTGGATAAAAAGAATCCAGAGGATGTGGACACGAAAGCAGAAGACCACTTGTATGATGCGTTAAGGTATGGTATAATGTCACGACCAAGGTTTAGTATATTTGATTATGACCCGATGGGTAGACCCGGTGGCGGTATGCAAGTTGCAGATGCTACCTTTGGATACTAAGGAAAAAAAGTATGGATGAAGATGATATCATGATTGAAGATGACGCTATTGCGTTAGAGGATACAGATGATTCTGTGACTTTTGATGCTGACGTGTCTAATATCATACCATTTGTCATTGAGCGTTATAGACGTGCGGAAGATTATCGTTATCAGGATGAAGAGCGTTGGTTAAGAGCCTATCGTAACTATCGTGGTTTGTATGGTCCTGACGTACAATTTACAGAAGCGGAGAAATCACGTGTCTTTATTAAAGTCACTAAAACAAAAACTCTTGCCGCTTACGGGCAAATTGTTGATGTTTTGTTTGCCAATAACAAGTTTCCTTTATCTATTGAGCCTACGACTTTACCAGAAGGTGTCGTGGCAGATGTTCATTTTGACCCAAAAGAGCCTGAACAATTACAAGCAGAGACTTCTTTATCTAGCCCATATGGTTTTAGAGGTGATGGAAAAGATTTGCCACCGGGTGCTACAGCTAAAACTCTGGCTGAAAAGCTTGGACCGTTAGAAGATAAACTTGAAGGTGTACAAGAAAAACTAAAAGAAGGTCCGGGCAAAACGCCTACTGCAATTGAATTTAGCCCAGCAATGATTGCTGCTAAGAAGATGCAGAAGAAGATACACGACCAGCTTGAAGAGTCAGGTGCTAACAAAAATCTACGTAGCAGTGCTTTTGAAATGGCATTGTTTGGCACAGGTATTATGAAAGGTCCGTTTGCCAAAGATAAAGAATATCCTAATTGGGATGACGATGGTAACTATGACCCACTGTTTAAAACAGTACCACAAGTAGAACATGTATCGGTGTGGAATTTTTATCCAGACCCAGATTCAAACAACATGGATGAGGCGCAGTTTGTAATCGAGCGTCATAAGATGTCTCGCTCACAAATGCGTATGTTAAAGAAGCGTCCGTACTTTCGTGGTCAAGTTATTGATGAGTGCATCCAGATGGGTGAAAACTACATCAAGAAGTATTGGGAAGATGACCTATCTGATTATGCACCAGAGCATGGCATTGACCGCTTTGAAGTTCTTGAGTATTGGGGTATGGTTGACACCGAAATGCTAGAAGAGCAGGGTGTAGAAATACCAAACGAACTAAAAGACTTTGATGAGTTACAGGCAAACGTGTGGATTTGTAACAATAAACTTATACGCATGGTGCTTAATCCGTTTAAGCCAGCTAAGATACCCTACTGTGCTTCACCATTTGAAATGAACCCATATTCTTTCTTTGGTGTAGGCATTGCTGAAAACATGGATGATACGCAAACACTAATGAATGGTTTTATGCGTATGGCTGTTGACAATGCTGTGCTATCAGGAAACTTGCTTATCGAAGTAGATGAAACAAACTTAGTGCCGGGTCAAGACATGTCTATATATCCGGGCAAAGTATTTCGTAGACAATCTGGCGCACCGGGTCAGGCTATCTTTGGTACAAAGTTTCCTAACGTAGCTTCTGAAAATCTTATGCTGTTTGACAAGGCACGTCAGCTTGCAGATGAGTCTACTGGTCTTCCTAGCTTTGCACATGGACAAACAGGTGTGTCGGGTGTAGGTAGAACAGCGTCAGGCATTTCAATGCTTATGAATGCAGCAAGCGGTAATATTAAAACTGTTATCAAGAATGTAGATGATTATTTACTACGACCTCTTGGTGAGGGTTTCTTCCGCTTTAATATGCAGTTTGACTTTGACGCAGATATCAAAGGCGATTTGGAAGTTAAGGCACGTGGTACAGAAAGTCTAATGGCTAATGAAGTACGTAGCCAAAGACTAATGCAGTTCTTGCAAATCGCAAGCAATCCAGCACTTGCACCATTTGCTAAGTTCCAATATGTAATCAGTGAGATTGCAAAGTCAATGGACCTTGACCCCGACAAAGTAACCAACAATATGAGTGAAGCAGCACTTCAAGCAGAATTGATGAAACAGTTTCAAGCACCTGCTCAACCTGAAGGTGGTATGACTCCACCAGCAGGGGCAGATGCAAGAGACCCAACAGGTGCTGGTGGTGGAACAATAGGAACAGGACAAGTACCAGTTCCGGGTGAACAAGGATTTAGTAGTAATGGTGGACAAGCAGCAGGTACTCAGCAAACTCAAGCCGATGGTGGGCAACAATCGCCAGTGGGAAGCATTCAGTAGTTATGTAGATATGGCTATTGAGCAGCATCAAAAGGTGCTAGAACAATCTGATGACACGGTAATGATGCATCGTCAGCAGGGTGCTATAACCGCTTTGCGTAAACTCAAATACTTACGGGATGAAGTAAATGGATAAACAGATGGACATGTTTGATAACGGTGGCCTTATGCAAGAGGGCGGCTCTATTGACCCTGTATCGGGTAACGATGTTCCTGTAGGCTCTACGCAAGAAGAAGTACGTGATGATATTCCAGCCCAGCTAAGTGAGGGTGAATTTGTTTTTCCTGCTGACGTAGTACGATACATTGGCCTTGAAAACTTAATGCGTATGCGCCAAGAAGCTAAGATGGGTTTGGCTCAGATGGAAGCTATGGGTCAAATGGGCAATAGTGAAGAAGCTACCATGCCAGATGATTTACCATTTGATATGTATGACCTAGAAGTAGAAGACGATGGTGTACAGGATTTTGCACAGGGTGGTGTAGTTCAAGCACAAGCAGGTACATTTGTGCCACCACAGCAAAACTATGGCATTAGTGGGTTTCAACAATCTCAGTTTTCTGGATTTCAACCCCAACCTATAACACCACCATCAATGCAACCTCTTCAACCTACGTCTATGCAACCTTTGCAGCCTACAGGTATGCAACCTTTACAAACTACAGGAACACCTGTTTCAACAACTCAAGTGTCTGGGCTACCCGGTCAAGCAGGTGCGGGATTTGATGTAGGTCCACCAGACGAATATAAAACATATAGAAATGAATCTGGTCAAGAAATACAAGTACCTTTTAAAGATGGTAAGGTTCATCCAACATTTACTGTACCATCTGGATATACCTTAGCGACAGGTCCACAAGAAACAAAGGTAGAAGACACTACACCAGAAACTACTCAAGTAACACAACAGCCTCAAGATGATGATGATGGTGCGCCTCAAGTTGATACTATTATTTCAGGAGACAAAGGGCAGTTCTCTACAACTGACATGAGAGGTGTCGGTTACGATAGAGGTGCTATGCAAAAAGCTGCTAAAGAAGGTAGTGTAGAAGACCAAGAGTTATTAGATGCTTTAAATGAAATAGCTAAAGCACAAGCAAAAGATGTAAGACCACTTATGGGTATGGCTATTGGATTATCACCAGTAGGAAGCGCACTACAAGAAGTAGGAACACGAATTGCTCAACAAACGGGTGTAGGTAAATATAAAGAAACTAAAGGCGTTAACCCACGTAGGGAGTTTCTTACCTCTCAAAAAGTAACTATGGATGCATTTCTTTCTGGCTTAGACAATACCTACGGTGGAACACGGGATGCGTTTAAAACGGGAGAAGGCACTGCCGGACAGCGTTTGCATGAACTTGCCCCTGAAGTAAAACGTAGTTTGGCAGGTGAATTAAAAGCTACACAAACTGCTTTGAATACTGCCCTAGAAGGTAAAACTATGGAAGACCTTCGTGCGGAAATAAGTAACACTGAAGAAGGTCTAGGCAAAGATATTGCTGAACTAGGTTTGTCAAAAACTTATAATGACGGCAAGGCGGAACGCGAGAAAACTTACGGTCAACTATTTGCAGAAGCACGTGCCACTAAATCAGCTAGGGATAAAGTAGCTTCTCAATATGGTTTTGACGCATCGGGTATGTCTCTTTCAGACGCTAGAAAAAAAGGGCAGCAAATAGAACAGCAAAGAAAAGCGGAAGCAGCGGCTAGAGCAGCAACATATGCAAGACAAGATAGAGGAGATAGCGAAGCTGATAGACAAGCATCTCAGGCATATTCAAGTACTGGACAAGGAAGACAATCTTCCTCTGCAGCGTCTTATTCAGGTCGTGGCATAGGCGGTGAATTTGGCATGGCTAAAGGTGGTCTTGCTAAACAGATGGAGAAAAGTGGTCTAACTCCTAAAAAATAAGACCACATATCAATGGCTACCTAACCCCCCAACACTGGCTACGGTTAGCCCCATAAGGAGAAGACAATGGCTGAAACAGCTATTATGGCAGAAGAAATGCAATCACCAAAAAAGGTTGCATTTGCAAACAAACCTTACACGCAAGAAGAGCGAATTAAGCGTGAAGAGGAAGAACTGGAACAACTCATCAAAGAACAAAAGGGTGAGGTAGAAGAGCCAGCACAAGAGGAAGAAGCAGAGCCAGCAAACGCAGAAGAACGTACTTTTAAAAAGCGTTACTCTGATTTACGTAGGCATCAGCAAAAACAAGCAGAAGAACTTAAAAAAGAAATAGATGAACTAAAAAGACAGCTAAGTACTGCTGCTCAAAAAGAAATGAAACTTCCTAAGTCTGATGAAGACATAGAGGAATGGGCCAAAGAGTATCCTGATGTAGCACAGATTGTAGAAACAATTGCCATGAAGAAAGCGGCAGAGCAAGCAAGTGTACTTGAAGACCGCATGAAAGCAATTGACGAGATGCAACAATCTGCATCAAAGGAAAAAGCGGAAGCAGAGTTGATTAGATTGCATCCAGATTTTTTGGAAATTCGTGATAGTGATGACTTTCATGATTGGGCAGATGAGCAACCTAAGTGGGTGCAAGATGCTCTCTACGAAAATGATAATGATGCACGGTCAGCCGCTAGAGCAATTGACTTATATAAAGTAGATAGAGGGATTACAAGTGAGAAGAAGTCTAAAAAAACTAAAGGTGCTGCTGAAGCGGTGTCCACTAAAGGCAGTAGAAGCACACCTCAAACAGACGAGGCTTCCACTTATTTAAAAGAATCTGCAGTTCAGGCAATGTCGCCACAAGAATACGAAAAGAACGCAGACGATATTATGGAAGCTATCCGCACAGGAAAGTTTATCTATGATATTTCTGGCTCTGCCAGATAAAAAAGTGTTGACAAATAGTTATTTTTCAGTATAACTATATGTAACCAAGTGTGGATGTATAGCGCAATATATCCACACATAACAGCAAACAAACACAGCTTACGGATTACCTGACGAGTTTGGCCTGTTGAACAGTAGGGCGGCCACCTTACTTGAATACACACCCAAATGAATTAGCCTCTGATAGTCTGGTGAGTTTGCATCTGTAGAAAAAATGCTAACTTAGGAGAAAAATCATGGCATTTGCATCAGCAAGTGGGTATGGTAATCTTCCTAACGGTAATTTTTCACCTGTAATTTACAGCAAACAGGTGCAGCTTGCTTTCCGCAAGTCTGCCGTTGCTGAAGCAATCACTAATAATGATTACTTCGGTGAGATTGCTGCAATGGGTGATTCCGTTAAGATTATCAAAGAACCCGAAATTACAGTCAAGAACTATGCACGTGGTACTACTATCACACCGCAAGACCTTGATGACGAAGACTTTAACCTGACAATTGACAAAGCTAACTACTTTGCATTTAAGGTTGATGACATTGAAGAGGCGCACAGCCACGTAAACTTCCAGCAATTGGCAAGTGACCGTGCAGCTTATCGCCTAGCTGACCAGTTTGACCAAGACGTTCTTGGCTACTTAACTGGCTTTAAACAGTCTGCAATCCACGGTGTAGCGGATACTGTTAACACAACTGTTAACGGTTCAAAATCTGTAAGCACTGCTGGTTCTGACGAACTGTTGTCATCAATGAAACTGGAAGCTGACGATTTCGGTGGCTCTGCAGGTTCATCAATTGGGATTCAGCCACGTCTACCGGGTGCATCTGCTGTACCGGGTTCAGGCAATGCTAACCCAACAATGGTTATTGCTCGTATGGCTCGTAAGCTAGACCAGCAAAATGTGGATACTCAAGGCCGTTGGCTTGTTGTAGACCCAGTGTTCCTAGAAGTACTGAAGGACGAAGACTCAAAACTTCTGAACTCAGACTTTGGTGGTTCAGGTCTGCAGAACGGACTTGTAGTGAATAACTTGCACGGCTTCCAAGTGTATGTTTCAAACAACTTGCCTTCAATTGGAACAGGTTCAGATACCGTTGGTGGTACTAACGCTTCCAACTATGGCATGATTGTTGCTGGACATTCATCAGCAGTAGCCACTGCAGAGCAGATTAACAAGACAGAAACATATCGTGACCCTGACAGCTTTGCTGACATCGTTCGTGGTATGCACCTGTATGGTCGTAAGATTCTACGTCCAGAGGCTCTTGTTAATGCTAAAATTAACTTGGTATAAGGGGAGTATTGAAAAATGGCTAACATTACTGCAGTACTGCACCCTGAATCAGGGAACTCACAGCGTGGACGTAACCCGTACTACGTAGATGTCACAATTGACCTGACCACAAATAGCATTGCCCCCGGTGATACTATTCAGGCAATTACCGTACCTGCTAACACATTAATCATGGCAGCAGGTTTTCAAGTTGTAGAATCTGCAACTATGAATACAGGTACAGACGCAACTGCTGCTCTTGGTTTCACTGGTGGTGATGTCGATGAGTTTGCAGCCGCACTGGACATTGACGGTGCATCTGATGGCGATTACGCTCCACAGGTTGCAATTGATGGCCTAGCACCATCTACTTCTTCTGACACAATTGACTTTGTGTTGGCGGGTAGTGGTGCGTCATTCTCAGCAGGTAAGCTACGTGCTTACGCTGTGATGATGGACATCAGCGACCAAGGTGACATGGCTGCTGACGAAGTAGACCGTGACACACTTGCATAAGTAATCACTTAGTGAGGGCAGGGCAACTTGCCCTCACTTACTCTTTTAGGAATTAACGATGGCATATGATTACTTAGGCTTGACAAACGAAGTGCTAGCAAGAATGAATGAGGTGGAATTAACTGCCTCTAATTTTGCAACTGGCGCACGTGGATTTCAAGTACAATGTAAAAACGCTGTAAACGATGCTATCAACTATGTCAATCAACGTGAATTTGGTTGGCCTTTTTCACATGCAACTAGCACTGTAACACTGGTAGCAAACACAACTCGCTACACTATACCAACTACAGCTACGCATGTTGACTATGAAACATTTAGAATATCAAAAGATAATACTCTTGGTGTTGCAGGTACAACTCTACGAGTACTTGACTATAAAGAATACGTAGACAGATTCATTGACCAAGAAAGTACTACGGGTGTAGGCGGTGTTCCTATCTATGTGTTTCGTACACCAGATAATAACTATGGTTTATATCCATATCCAGATGCAGGTTATGAATTAAAATTTGAATATTTTGACAGACCTACTGCTCTTTCTGCAGCAACAGATGTACCGACAATACCAGAACAGTTTCGTCAGGTAATTGCAGATGGTGCTACTGCATATGCCTATCAGTATCGCGGCGAAGCACAACAGTATGGCATTAACTTTTCAAGATTTGAAGACGGCATCAAACATATGCAGTCAATCCTGTTAAACAGGGTAGACTATGTGAGGTCAACTTATATACCGCACTCGCAGAGATACGGCATTAACACAGCAATGTTTTAGGTGATACATGGCAGACGAATCAGGATTAAGCCCATTTGTCTTTGCCTGTTCAGGGGGATTGGTATTAGACCTATCTACCTTTGAAATGCAACCGGGTATGGCACTTGAGTTGCAAAACTTTGAGCCAGACATTAAAGGCGGATACAGACGTATCTCAGGATACACAAAGTGGAATACTAATATTGTGCCTCAAGACGCTAGTTCCAGTGAAAAGGTTCTAATGTCTGCTTTCTTTAATAATAAAGTTATTGCGGCACGTGGTGGTAAAATACATGAAGCTGGAACAACAGGTAGCTGGACACAGATTGACACTGGCAGAACAAATGCTGGTAAGTACACACACTTCCGTTACAATCTGGCTGGCACAGATTTTATCGTGTGGGCTGATGGCGCAAATCATGCGACCAAGTATGATGGCACTACTGTTACTGACCTCAACGCAACAGGCGCACCTGCTAACCCAAAGTTTGTAGTTGGTTTTAAAGATGCACTGTTCTTTGCTGGTATGTCTGCTACACCACAGGCAATAACTTTTACAGCACCTTTTACAGATAGTGATTTTAGTACAGCTAATGGTGCAGGTACAATAAATGTAGACAGTAATATTACTGGACTGTTTCCATTTCGTGACCAATTATTTATATTCTGCGAAGAACGTATATTTAAATTAGTTGGCAATACCATAGCAGACTTTCAAGTGTTACCTGTTACACGTGAAATAGGTTGTGTTAATGGACATACTATTCAGGAAGTTGGTGGTGATATTATCTTTCTTGGTCCAGACGGACTGCGTACTGTTGCTGGTACAGAGAAAATTGGTGACGTTGAACTTGGCACAATTAGTCGGCAGGTACAGCCACGCTTTGAAGGTCTGACAGATGTTGATGAATTTGACAGCGTAGTTGTACCAGATAAAACACAGTATCGCATATTCTTTTCTAATGCAAATATAACACGTGGAAACACAACAGGTGTTATAGCAGTTAGAAAACAAACATATGAGTTTGCAGACCTTCGTGGTATAAGACCAAGTAGTACAGACTTTATCGTTGACCAAGGTGAATCAATAGTTTTACACGGCGAGTATGATGGTTATGTATATCGTCAAGAAACAGGTAATGACTTTGATGGTAATACCATTACAGGTAAGTACAGGTCTCCTGACTTATCATTAGGTGATGCAGGTATCCGTAAAAACTTTCAGCGGATAATTATTAACTACGCACCTGAAGCTGCTGTAAATGCAGATTTGTTTGTAAGATACGACTATGAGTCACCACAAGTACCCCGTCCTGCTGCATATCCGTTTGATACAGCCACAGTGGTTGCGGTTTATGGTTCATCAGTATATGGAACAGCAACATACGGTGGTCAGTCAAACCCATTAATTAGACAGCCTATTGAAGGGTCAGGATTTGCTGTGGCACTACGGGTAAACGACAGGGGTGTATCAGCCCCGTATTCGCTGAAGGGATTTCAGCTAGAATTTGATGTAGGAGCAAGACGCTAATGGCAGGTTATACCAGACAGTCTACATTTACTGACGGTGACATTATCAATGCTGCCGATAGTAATGACGAGTTCAACCAGCTACTTAATGCATTTAGCATTAGCACAGGCCACAAACATGATGGCACTGCTGCTGAAGGTCCAGTCATTGGTTTGATTGGTGACCCCGGTGTTGCTACACCTATAAACAAAGTTGTTGTGGACGATACAAACAACCAGATTGAATTTAATATTGATGTATCTTCTGTATCAACAGAACAGTTTGTAGTTAAAGATGGTGTTATTGAACCAACTACAACTAACGATATTGACTTAGGTTCATCTTCTAAAAAATTTAAAGACTTGCATCTTGCTGGTGCGGCTAATATTGGCGGTACAGTAACTTTGTCTGGCAATGTTCTTGTGTCTGGTACTTTAGGTGCTGACCTTATTCCAGATGCAGATGATACTCGTGATATTGGTAGCACCTCTGCTGAATGGAAAGACTTGTACATTGATGGCACTGCATACGTAGACGCTATCAACTACGCTGGTACAGCTATTACATCTACAGCAGCAGAACTAAACTTGATGGATGGTGGTACGTCTATCGGTACAACTGCTGTAGCAGGTGGAGATGGTATTGTAACCAACGATGCAGGAACTATGCGTCAGACTACTGTGGATACATTTGATACGTATCTTGCAGCCACAACAAAAACACTTACAAACAAAACAATTGATGCTGACAACAATACCCTATCTAATATTGAAGTAGACAATTTTAAAGCTGCTACAATAGTATTAGAGTCAGAGGGTATTGGCTCAAATGATAATGATACAACAATACCTACATCTGCTGCCGTCAAGGATTATGTAGACACACAAATTACTGCAGAAGATTTAGACATTGCAGGTGATAGTGGTACAGGTGCTATTGACTTAGACTCGCAGTCTTTGACTATTGCTGGTACAACTAATGAAATTGAAACATCTGCTTCTGGTCAAACACTTACTATTGGGTTGCCTAATAATGTAACAATAGGCAATAATCTTACTGTTACTGGTGACCTGACTGTATCAGGTGATGATATTACTATGGGTACGAATACCTCTGGTCATATCATGGTGGCTGACGGTACAAACTTTAACCCAGTTGCTGTGTCGGGTGACGTGACTATTAGCAGTGCTGGTGCAGTTACTATTGCCAGTGGTGCTGTTGAAACAGCAATGGTTAATGCTAATGTTATTACAGGTCAAACTGCAGAAACATCTGTAGACAGTTCTAACGATTTAATTCTTCTATACGATAACTCTGCAACAGCGTTACGCAAGATGACTGTCGCAAACCTTGTTTCTGCTGCAGGTGGATTAACTGACGTGGTTGCTGATACAACCCCCCAGCTTGGTGGTGACTTAGATGTAAACGGTAACGACATCGTATCTACATCTAATGGTAACATTGACATCTTGCCAAACGGAACAGGAGTTGTAAACCTTGATGGCGATGGTTCATCAGGTGGTGTCTCTATTTCTGATGGTCTTGTTGATATTCGTACAGGTACTGGCACACGCTCACAGGTCAAGTTCTACTGTGAGTCTAGCAATGCTCACGCACAAACACTTCAACCACAACCTCACTCTGCTGGCGTAACAAACACCCTGACACTACCTGCTGGTGGTAATCAGGAAATTGTAGGTACAACAGCCACACAAACCCTGACTAACAAAACAATAGATGCCGCACAGTTATCCGGCACGGTTGCTAACGCACGTTTGGATGCAGAGTTACAAGCACTTGCTGGCCTGACATCTGCAGCAGACAAAGGTATTCAGTTTACTGGTTCTGGTACTGCAGCAGTATATGACCTAACAGCAGCAGGTAAAGCACTATTAGATGATGCAGATGCATCAGCACAGCGTACTACACTAGGTCTAGGTACAGCCGCTACACAGACTGTAGGTACAAGTGCAAACAACGTAGTACAGTTAGATGGGTCAGCTAGACTGCCAGCAGTTGATGGCTCACAGCTTACTAACCTACCAGCAAGTGGTGATGGTGGTATTGCAATGGCAATTGCATTAGGGTAGTTGACAACCACGTAAAAATATGGTATAATTACCGTATAATTAATTGGAGTAAATAATGGCAAACGCATTTCTAAGTGAGACAGATACAGCTATTGGTACATCTGCTGCCACTATCTACACTTGTCCTGCTTCTACTGAAACTACCATTATTGGTTTGAGTATTGCTAACATTGTGACTAGCCAAGTTACTGTAGACGTAAAGCTAAATGGTGCTGGACGTACTAGCGGTGCAGTGGATAATGTTCACCTTGTAAAAGCAGCACCCATTCCTGTAGGTGGTTCACTTGTAGTTGTAGGCGGTGACCAGAAGGTAGTGCTAGAACCGGGTGATACAATCACTGTTGAGTCTGACACTGCATCGTCTGTTGACGTTGTACTTAGCCACCTAGATATTACATAAGGAGTAGGGCATGGCGTATCAAGGCGCAGCACCAATACCAGCTTTCCAAAGCCGCCCTGCCAAGCAGGAGTTTAACGGCACTGGTTCAGCAACCACGTTTACCCTGAACAGAACAGTTCGGGCAGAGGACATTGTTGTGTCTGTAGATGGTGTTGTGCAAGAGCCGACAGATTCCTACACTGTGCCTGATGGTACTACCCTAACATTCTCTGCTGCCCCATCAAGCGGCACTGGCAACATCTTTGTTATGTACATGGGTACATCAATGGGGTCGGTTGCTCCTGCTGCTGAGAACAAGGGTAACTTCAAGGCTGGCGGTATGTTCCGTACCAACGCACAAACCTTGAATGATGACGTAACTATATTGGCAACAGAGAACGCTAACGTAACAGGGCCACTAACAGTAGCAACAGGGGTTACCCTGACTGTTAACTCAGGTGGTACATTGGTGACGCTATGAGTACATTGAAGGCAGATACAATCGTAGCGGCAGACGGCACTAGCCCTGTCACGCTGACTAAGCAAGATGCGGCAAAGGCGTGGGTTGTGTATGACCAGTCTGCAAACACAGTACGAAACTCGCTTAACGTCAGCAGTATTGGAGATACTGCTACAGGAGATTTCTTGAGAAACCACGCATCATCATTTTCAGACGCCTATTATACAAATACTGGAGGCGGTTCATATCATGGAAGTGAGGGCGTTACCGATGATTCGCTTGGTCATAGACACGCCACAAGCACAACAAGCAGTGTTGCTATGAAAACAACTTATGGCGGTGCGGGTTTAACTGCACTTGATTGGCAATCCAACGAAATTGTTTCACACGGAGACCTAGCATGAGTGAGATAATTACGGACAACCTCACGGGCAAGACTTCTGCTGGCAATGTGACCATTACCTCTGAGGGCGGTTCTGCTACAATGCAACTGCAACAGGGGTTAGCGAAGGCTTGGGTTAACTTCAATGGCACTGGCACGATTGCAGAGCGTGACTCGCTAGGCGTAAGTGGGTTGGTAGATAATGGGACTGGTAATTATTCAGTTAATTATACAAATGCAATGTCAAATGCTGAATATTCTATTTCAGGAATAAGCACTTGGAATACATCTGGAACTTCGGGTTCAATATTTGCTGCCAGTACAGGCACTTTTTCAACAACAAGTCAACAGATTGTTGTCTATCAGAGTAATTCTTTGTTTGCTCTTTTAGATTCACACACTGTTTGTTTAAATGTATTCGGAGACCTCGCATAATGGCTGGAAAGATTATAGCAGACACTTTGGAAACTGGTGCTGGTGCTGATATCGCCACCAGCTATGTTGTTAATGGTAGTGCGAAGGCTTGGGTGAACTTGAATGGTACTGGTACTATTGCCGCCCGTGACAGTTTTAACCACAGTAGCCTTACCGACAATGCAAATGGTGATTACACCAACACCATAGCATCTGCTATGGGTAATGCTAATTATGCAGTAAGTCTGGCAAACACACAGGGAGAAGCCGCTAGTACTAACTCTGCAATAGGTATTAGAACTACTGGCACAGCAGGGGATGACCCTGCCTCTACCTATAGTACTACCTCACAAAGAACTATTCACAGAATATCTTCTGGTAGTTCAGGCGATATAACTATTTGCTGTATATCTGTTTTAGGAGACCTCGCATAATGAACACACCTGAATTTAAAGGCACACATCTATGGGACAGACTATGCTGGGCAAAGGAAAACCTTGAGGCTTATCAGTCAGACTACCGTGTGGTCTACGAGGACAGCATTGATGAGTGCGCCAAGATACTTGT